ATGCTATTAACTTGATCAGCTATATCGTACTAATGTGGTACTATAAATCGCCATATGTACAGCAGTTAGACCCTGAAACTCGTGAAAAGAAGCTTAAGGGTATCTACTTTGGTGATGAAAACTATTCACTTACTGTGGATGAAAAGATCTGTGAATCTGATTATAAAGACCTCATCTATACTCGTAATTTAAAGATGCTGGATAGTATGCGTAACAAGATTGATACTATTAGCCAATACTACGAAGACTCACTTAGTGAGGAGTTAGATGAGCGTAAGATTAAGGATCTGTTAGCTGGTATGGAGAAGGTTAAGGCGACATTTCAGACATTGGACTTCCTTGAAAAAGCTGTTAAGGCTGAGGAATACGACAGCGTCAAAGTACGTGGTGATTCGAAAATTAACCCGTATGAACTTGTAAATTCCAAACGATAAAATACAACTTTTTTGATAACCTACGTTATAGTATTAAAATAAAGAAATCGTATGAAGAAAGTATTAGATTGCACTGATTGCAACAGTGCTGCAGAGGTTGCAGAGAAGGTCGAGAAGGACTTGGCAACCATGACAAAGAATAGTTCAAAGAAGAACTTTAAGAAGAAGCACAGTCAGAAACAGACTACGTCATCTGAGTCCCAGGCTAATGAAGGGGATAAGCCTGTTAAGCTCAGTGTCTGGAAGAGAATCAAGAACTGGTTCAAGAGACTGTAATTTTAGATCGAGAGATCACGTTTCATCTACGTCATTTGCGGTTGGACATTAACTAACCGCCATATTGCCCATTGGCGTAACATTAGCGCACCTGACTCTAAATCAGGGGGAGTGGGGGAGGCACCTACATGGGCTACCCAAATCATATAATTTAATTTAAGAAACAGTAAATGGTTGATTTCTAGAAAAAAATAAGAAATTCGGACAAGTTCCGTGAACCAGCCCTGTAGTTTACCGCTACAGGGCATTACTGTTTATACCCTGCTGGTACGTCCGAATACTATCAGTATTGGGATGAACAGTTGAAAAGGTGTATTGATGGTTATACTGCTGAAGATGGTGACTACATCTCAGGGTATAACTATTTTTATATTAATTTCTGTCCTATTCAGCGTATTGTGCATGTACTTAAAAACATGCCAGACGGTAGTACTAGAGTAGTGAAGAATCGAGAAGTTCTATTCCCAGATTTCTATGATTACGATTATTATTACTACGAAGGTATTGATGAAGCAGAAGCTGAAGGGAAACATATGGTGGTACTGAAAAGCCGCCGTAAAGGATACTCGTATAAAGCGGCAAGTATGGCTTGCCGTAACTATTATCTAATACCTGGCTCGAAGACTTATATCTATGTGTCGAACAAGCAGTATCTTACCGAGGATGGTATCATGACCAAGGTAGGTGACTACATGGACTTCATCGATAAGAACACAGCCTGGGGTAAGAAGAGGTCAGTAAATACTACACTACGTAAACGCTCCGGCTTCTATACTAAGGACGAATTCGGTAATGAAGTTGAGATGGGTTATAAGTCTGAAATTATTGGTGTATCTCTGAAAGATAACGCTTCAGTTGTTCGTGGTAAAGCCGGTAAGTTAATCATCTTTGAAGAGGCTGGTTCATTTGCAGAATTGGCCGCAGCATGGCAGATCGCAAGACCGTCTGTAGAACAAGATGGCGTTGCTTTCGGTTTGATGCTTGCCTTTGGTACTGGTGGTGATGAAGGTTCAAACTTTGCCACACTCAAGGATATGTTTTATAATCCTGAAGGTTACAATTGTTTAGGATTTGAGAACATATGGGATGATGCAGTAACTGGCAAAGAATGTGGATTTTTTGTACCACAGTACACTAACCTTGATGTGCGTGATGAAAATGGTAGGCGTGTTTATATGGATGAAGATGGCAACACGTTACGTAAAGAAGCATTAGCGTACATACTTGAAGATCGTCGTAAAGTAATCGAAAATGCAACTAGTTCTACTACGGTGGATAGATATGTTGCAGAGCGCTGCCTAACGCCGCAAGAAGCTTGTTTGGAATTTGCCGGAAATATATTCCCAAAGAAGGAATTACAAGAACAGCTATCCTTACTTAGGACTAACAAGAATCTGGCCAATTACAAGCAAGTAGGCGACCTTGTATTTGATGAAGCAAATCAGCTTAAATGGATACCAAAGAAAACCGGCGATATCACACATTACCCGTTGAACAAGAATGATGACCCTACCGGATCTATAGTAATCTGGGAACATCCGAATAAAGAGGCAAGCGCCGGATTATATATTGCTGGATGTTTGTTACCTGGAGAATAGGTATTAACAAGTAGTGGGTATAAAGCAGTAGAAACAGTAAACTTTAATGATCAACTGGTTAATAAAGACGGTAAGTTAGACAAAATCATTAACCTTCAGCGCTACTACAAAGAGGATGAAGACACATATGAAATACGTGTATCCCACTCATATTCAACTACTATATTCACAAAAGAACACCCAATATACACAGCTAAACCACGTAGAAATGGGTACGGTCTTGTTGACGAAACTAAACTAAATTTTAGCTTTAATAAGGTTTCGGAAATCTCTGAAGGTGACTGGATTAAGGTGCCCAACTACTATAAGAAAGAGAATCAGTTTGATATCGACTTACTGTGGGATAATACCGGATATCGCGTAGACCGTCAAATTAAGTCACCACTGAAGAATAAAGAGTTCTGGTGGTTCGTTGGACTGTGGTTAGGTGATGGATATAATGTCGGTAAATATAGAGTTACGGTTGTATTCAATAGTGCAGAAACATAGTACATAGAACGCTTTAAGCGTTTACACGAATTGTTTGACAGATCTTACTCAATTAAAGAAAGACCTGATTCACACAGTGTAGAATTGACTTATAACTTCCAACAGTTGAACGCATTCATGCTTAAACACTTTGGTAAGTATGCAGCAGGTAAGCGTATACCGGAATGGGTTAAGACGCTGCCAGTAGAATATAAGGCGGCGTTACTACAAGGTTACTTAGATTCAGATGGGTGTGTATACCAGCAAGGTAAGTATAGCATTACAGGCTTCGTTAGTATCAATTTAAAGCTGTTAGAGGACATCCAAGACATTATGTTCTCAATAGGGCTTATCGGTAACATGTCACGTTTACGTGGGAAATCTATGCACAACATCTGTGGTAGAACACATCTGACACAACCATGCTATTAGCTGCGTATGGCGCATCATGATTCCATCAAGTTTAAGTCTTTCTTCCATGATTCAGATTTGAAACTTGATAAGATTCAGGTAGGTACAAAACTTCGTACTAGACCGAAGGACGGTTGCTTCTTTGATGCAACAGGTGATTATATCTATTTCAAGATACGCGAAATAAGAAGATCAAAATATACCGGTTGGGTCTATAACTTTGAGTGTGAATCCCACACTTACATGTGTAGGCATATAACTACACACAATTGTGACCCATACGACCACGATCAGTCAACTACTACGTCACTCGGCTCATGTTTCATATACAAACGTGTTCAGAATCTAGAGCAATACTCAGATATTATTGTTGCAGAATATACAGGTAGACCAGAATCATCAGATGATTTCTATGAAAATGTTCGCAAGTTGTTACTCTACTATAATGCCAGATTAATGTATGAGAACCAGAATAAAGGGTTATTTGTGTACTTTACACAAAAGCACTGCGATTACTTATTAGCTGATACACCAGATATCATTAATGATGTAGTTGCTAATTCTAAAGTAAATCGTAAGAAAGGTTGCCACATGAATAAGTAGATCAAGTAGTGGGGTGAGGGGTTAATTAAAGAATGGCTCAATGAAATAAATGCGAACGGGAAAAAGAACCTATACAGTATCCTCTCAGAACCGCTATTAGAAGAATTGATAAGCTACAATGATGTCGCCAACTTCGATAGATGTATGGCGTATATGCAGGTAATGATCTATCGCGAACAGTTGTTCAACGTAGTAGTCAAGAAGAAAGAAAAAGAAAACAAGTCTAGGATGCTATTTGATGGACCGATATTTGCGCAAAATTGGTTTGAGGATAAGCCTCAGAGTAGTATGTTAGACGATAATGTATATACATTCGGAACATGAAAAATAGTAGTAAATTCCCAGCACAGAAGCTCCCTATGCGACTCAAAACTAAGACATGGCGAGAACAGTGCGTAGACTATATTGTCGGTGAAGGTGACACAGGTTACTCCGGCATAAATGGGGAAGAATATGAAGAAATGCAAACGTACTATGATCTGTATAACAGTATCTATAATGAGAAGGATCTGAAGTACGTTACTAACCCGTTTAAGCAAGACGATGGATTCCCTGCAACAGCACAGGACTACAACATCATAAAACCTTACATAGACCAGCTGCTTGGTGAAGAGACTAAGCGTCCGTTTAATTTCCACGTATGCCATACTAGTAATGACGCTAAATCAGACCTACAGGACAAAGCTAAGGAGATGCTTATAAACTATTTACAGGCAACTATTATGAGTAAGCTTGGGCCTGAGGAACAGCAGCGTTATCAGGAAGGGCTACAGTCTGGTGAGATTATGACCCCTGAACAGATTCAGAAGTACATTAACAAGGAATATAAGGACATTGCTGAGATTGAAAGCTACCATACACTGGAGTACCTCAAACGTAAATTAAACGTGTACCATGAGTTCTACAAAGGCTGGAAAGACGGTTTAATCGCGGGTAGAGAGATCTATTACTGTGGTATAGTGAATGGTCAGCCTTACATGGAAAGAGTCAATCCTGAGTACTTTAAATTCGAGAAATGCGCTGATTTGGAGTTCATCCATGACGCAGCTTGGTGCTGTCGTAAAATGGTAATGTCTGCTACAGATATCTATGATCGTTTCTATGATAAGATGACTGAAAAGCAGTTGAATGACTTACTGGAGTTGATTGAAGATAAACCGGGTGCTGGATATACATCTGAGATACGTAAGACCAACATGGACTACGAATCAATGAAGATGCATAGGGTGAGCCCCTTTACTGATAATCCGTTTGATAGTGATCACATCAATGTATGGCACTGCTGTTGGAAGTCGTTTAAGAAGATTGGATTCGTATCAGTAATTGATCCAGAAAGCGGTGAAGTAGAAGAATACCAAGTAGATGAAGATTACAAAGTAACTGGTATGGAACAATCTGTCGAATGGAAATGGATTGTTGAAGTATGGGAAGGCTATAGAATTGGTGATAGTTTATACTTAGGTATAGAACCTTTAGCTTACCAACACGTATCTGCAGATAACCCCAATTCACAGAGATTACCTTACACTGGCGTAATTTATAACAACACTAACAGTAAACCAAGATCCTTGGTAAGTATGCTGAAACCGTTACAGTACATGTACATTGTAGTATGGTATCGTTTGGAATTAGCTATGTCTCGTGATAAAGGTAAAGTAGCATTGATCGATGTTACACAAATCCCTAAGAGTATGGGTATTGACGTTGGTAAGTGGATGCATTACTTAAGTGCACTTGGTGTGGCATTCATTAACCCTGCTGAAGAAGGTTGGGATGTACCCGGTCGTGAAGGTGGTCGTACAGCACAGTTTAATCAGTTCCAGTCGTGGGATTTAAGTATGGCTAATGTAATAGATCAGTATGTTAATTTGATGGCTAAGATCGAAGATATGGTAGCCAAATTAACTGGTATTACACCACAACGTCAAGGTCAGATTGCAGCAAGTGAATTGGTTACTAACGCTAATACAGCTGTTACGATGTCCTACCATATCACGGAACCGTGGTTCTGGACTCACAATCAGGCTAAACGTGAAGCGCTGAATATGCTGCTTAATACCAGCCGTGTAGCATGGAAAGACAGTAAGATGTGCCTTAACTATATACTTGATGATGGCACTAGAGCATTTATTCAATTATCTGATCAATTCCAGTATTCTGATATAGATATCTTTATTGAAGACAGTACGAAGAATAGTCAGAACATTGAACAGTTACGTCAGTTGATGCAACCGGCTATGCAGAATGGTGCTAGCTTACTTGATATAGCTGAGATCATTACTATGGATAATGTCACTATGATCAAGGACAAATTAGCTGAGATTGAGCAGAAGCGTATGGAGCAAATGCAACAGCAGCAACAGGCTGAACAGCAAGCACAGCAGCAACAGATTGAAATGCAGAATCAGGTTAAGGAAGAGGAACTGATGATCAAGGAAGCAGAGATGGATCTTAAGAAATATGAGATTGATCAGAATAATGCTACTAAGATTACAGTTGCTGAGCTTAATGCTTATCGTGGTACTGAGAATATGGATCAAAATGGAGATGGCGAAATAGACGTTGTTGAGATTGCAAACCAAGCATTACAAAAACAAAAAGTAGATTCTGAAACTGCAGCTAAGCAATTAGAATTAAACAACAAACGCAGAGAAATTGAGAATAAAAAAGAAATCGAGAATAAGAAACTAGAGTTAGAAAAACAAAAAATGAAGCATGAAACGGAGCTTTAGAAATAGAAAGATGCAGAAGCTTATAAGCGTGAAAAATTAAAAGCGTCCACAGCTCTGAAGAATCATGTTGTTGGAGAAAAATAAAAATCTTATGAAAGAAGAATGGCGAGTAATACAAAACACTAATGGTAAATATTCAGTGTCAAATCTAGGAAATGTTAAGAGAAACGAACATTACACTACTGCTATACCATCTTCACAGCATCCTAACGGAATGGTTATGCACTATGCAGATCACATATTACAACCATATATAAATGCTGAAGGATATGCAATCGTTAAATTAACGGTAGCTCGTGGTGATTCGCGCACTATAAAAGTTCACAATTTGGTTGCTAGAGAATTCATTCCAAATCCTAATAACTTTACGCAAATTAATCACAAAAATGAAGTACGTGATGACAATCGTGTTGAAAATCTGGAGTGGTGCACACAGCAATATAATAGTAACTATGGCACACGTAATCAAAAGATATCGAAGACTTCTGGAATAAAAGTTGCACAGTACACCCAAGATGGAAAACTTATAAAAGTGTGGGATAGCATATTACAGGCATCAAAATCATTCGGTGTGAAGACAACAAGTAATATAAGTCGCGTATGTAAGGGAGTGCCTGGTAGAAAAACATATCGTGGTTTTGTGTGGAAATATGTTGACTCGAAAGTAATTGGTGATTCCGATCTGAAAACACAGATGCTAAAGAATAAAGCGATGTTGCTCGATTTAATAATAAACACGTTCTCGAGAGAAGAAAAATTAGAATTATATAATTGTTTAGAGGTGGATTTAAACAAATGGAACTAAGTCAATTAACAGATAGAGAACTGTTAGAAGGTATATATCTGATGTTAATATAGGTATATAACAAGATTAATAATGATGGTGAAGCTCTAGCTATCAATCTATTTGCAGACTTATTAGGTACACAACTAACAAAAATTACAGGATATGAATAGGTAGAGTTTCCGAGAAAGAATGAAACAATACAAGTAGGCTAGGGAGAGTAATCCCTAGCTGAAGTATTGGGAATGGAAAGAGATTCCTAGATATGATGAGGGTACGGATGGAGTTGGTACTGTTACAGGTAGACCCGCATATCAAGATGCTTTGGGTAACTGGTCAATATATTATGATCCAACAACTGACCTGGAACAGCAAAACATTCAGTTACCTGAAGTCACTGTAAGACCTAATGGTGAGAACTATTTTCATGAAGCAGGAAAAGAGTTTGGTAATCTTGTTAAAACCGGAGCTTACTTCTCACCAGGATTAGGTACTGCCATGTTTGGCTATGATACCTATAAGAAAGCAGAAGAAGGTGATTGGGGAGGAGCTGCTTTAAATACTGCGTTTATGGCTTTGCCTTATGTTGGTAAAGGTGTAGGTCTTGCTGCTAAAGGATTATCTAGAACTAATTTAGGCAGAGCATATAATGTATCAAGAGCATTAAATAAAGAAGTAAAAGCGTTTAATGGTACTGTCGGCGATAACTACTTTAAGAGTCCTGATTCATGGTATCGTGTTACAGAAAGTCCTGAAGTTGAAGGAATACGTGAATTAGGCAAAAATGTTACCACAAGAGATATGGAAGTATATCCCTCGCGTATATCAAATTGGAGAGACTCATTTTTAGAAAACGATAGAGTAATTAGACTGAATACCGCGTCAGAAGAACCAGGGTTATATATAAAACCAAAGAGTTTGAGTTTGGTAAAATCAGGAGCTGCTCACGGAAACCGAAGTCAAGCTGCAGCGTTTAAACCGTGGGGCGGTACATTTGCAAGGAGTAGGTTCTTCCCAGGATATATTATGGAAGGTGAATTACCTTCTGTTGTAGATGCTGGGGTAGGTATGTCTAGAACCGATTTCAAACCAACGGCAATAGAAGATTTAGTAAGTGGACAAAGAATTGGTTTCAAAACTGGTGAAATGCCTATTACCAACTTAAGAGCCTTTCGAGAATTACCTAACGATTTATACTCCTACGAAGGTGAGATTCTACCAAATAAAGAAATTAGTTGTAGTCCGAGTACACAGCAATTAAGCGGAAGAACTTCATTAAAGTTCTACGAAAGACCTTCTAAATTGACAGAGGCTGAAAGAGCGGGGTTACCAAAGTCCGATATACAAAGACAGTTGAATAGTTCTTAGCTGCAATAGGTGTTTAAGGACGCAAATGATTTTGCTACTAAATATGGGTATGATATACCTACTACATTAGACGGGGTAAAAGAAATGTATTAGAACCATAATACATTCTATCGTGCTGTCAATGTAGATCAGTTTAGTCCAGAATCTATAGCTTTCCTTAAAGATACATTCCATGGTAATGAGATCTTAAATAATCCAACTTTCCGTAGCTTATCAGAGATGCCGCTACGAGATCGGGTAAATACGTTGGCTTCAAAGGGATATCCGACATATCAAAGAAGTTTTGATTATTCCGCAGAAGGTTTCTCTGATCCGTTTGTTTTTGTTGCTCCAGAAAGGGAACAAGCGATGTATTATGCTCAGAATAATCCTGAGCTAATTGGTACTGTAAGACGACCGTTTAGTTTAAGTAATCCGTTGAAATGGAGAGAAAATGCAGAATGGATACCTACTAGCCCGGCTGAGAACGGGGACTTAACAATAGGTAATGCTTCACCTAAGATTGAAATAAAACTGAGTACAAAGAATTTACATACCGTAGATAAACAACCTACATTTAATACTAGAGGCGGTGAGTACTTTGACCAGTTCTATTCCGGTAATGATTATAATTTTGAAGTGCCTAAATACGGAGATGGTTCCGATGGTATCCCGTATCAACCTCATTCTGAAATACAATGGTATAGAGACAAAGATGGTAAACTAAGATCTCATGCTACACCAGGTAATGGATTCTTATCAGCTGCTGACCCAGTTAGTCAAGCTTACCTCGAAGGAGTTGCTCTAGGTCCTATAGCTAATAAACTGTTTAGAGCTGGTAAAGGAATATTAAAGAGGGGTGCTGAGAAGTTACTACCTAAGACAGCTAACAAAGCATTAGCTAGTACTGCTACAGTACCAGCAGATGTGCCATTTTATGACATAACTTCAACTGAGGGCAAAGCTGCCATCGATAACACCTTTGCAAGAGGTATGGATACGTATGCTGATTATCTGAGCTCACCATGGGTGTAGAAACAAATGAAACATGTATATCACGATGGTGACAAGGTAAGGACTGCTTGGGATGATTATGCATACCCTACTAGTTCATTAAAAATGAAAGCCAGCGTAAAGACTCCTGAGAAACCATACGGTCAATTTGATGTAGGTTATGAAGCTGGGGATGGCAGCGTACTAGCTTCTGAGGGCGGTGGTAAGTTTACGCTCTACGATGGATACACAATACCTGCTGTAGATGGTAAAGACATAGCGAAGCT